ATTAAACAATAATAAGCAATTAAATCGTCAGCTTCATTATTATCCTGTTCAATTTGACGTATAAAAGTTTCTTCTAAATATTGTTTAATTCTACCTTTTTGTTCGTCAAAAGAATCATTTTCCATTTCATTAACCCCATGTCTGCGGTTTTCTTTATATTGAGGATATAAAATTTTTCTAGTTGATGAATTGTCGTCACCGTCCCACATAACAACTACTTTATCAAAGTTTTGTTCATCAATAAGTCTTCTAATAGTGTTTATAAAATACCATATTCCTCCAACATGTTTATCATTATGGTAAAAATCTTTTACTCCACAAACCCCAATTTTTAATAAATTGTTAGCGTCAATTAATAATGTTTTTGTCACTTCCTTTGTTTATATTCGTTACTATAAAATTTTGTTACTCTTTTTCAAATTATCTTCCGCCCATAATGGTTGAAGATTTTTATAATGACACAACTTATAAAGTTCGTCCTCTGTTTTTACCGACGATAATGGAATGATATGGTCAATGTGCCACTCACTCCTGTTATCCCAACTCATACCATCAGTAAATTGGGTTTCTAAATATTCTTTTAGAAATTGGGGGGTACAACCTACAATATCAAAAGTTTTGTTTCTTTTGGTAATATTATGAGTAATTAAGTATTTTCTTAATCTACTTCTCATTCTATTAACTAAATTAAAAACAGGGTCATTATCACTCCTTTCTTTTCTTCGTTCGTGTTTTCTTGGTTTATAATTTTCTCGATATTCTTTTCTTTTTTCCGGATTTTTATCTAACCAATTTTTTCTTAACTCTTTAACTTTATCTGGGTTTCCTTTTCTCCATTTTTTGTAACGATTGTAAACCCATTCAGGATTTTTTGCCGTCCATTTTCTATGTTGTTCTAATGTTTTTTGATAATTTTCATTACGATAAATTTTACTTCGTTCATTATTACATTTTTTACAACAATATAGTAATCCATCGTCAGAAGATTTTGAATTACCAAATTCACAATTTTTTTTTTCTTCTTTACATTTAGAACAAACTTTAGTTTCCATTTTTAATATATTCTTTTAATAATTTATTAACAAGGGAAGATAAATTTATAGATTTATTTTTGAAGTGTTGAGGTAATTCGGGGTCAATCGCGACCGAAACCTTTACCTTTTTTTTATCTTCATCAATCTTATGTCTTCCCATATTATATAAATACTTTAAAAATACTTAAAAGTAGTAATAGTATCAATTTTTTTTATTCTTCTTCAAAACTTTCTGTTTCTGATTCCTCAAGTGTAATCTCCCCCGTACCACTAAGTATGGCATTCCAATACCCGGAATACTCTTTTTTATATTTATCTAACGACTCTTTTGTATCTGCAATATATCCTTGAGGGACCACAATAATTTTACTATCCTTATATTGTATTCCGTTTACGTGATTTTTTAATATAGAAATTTTTGTTCTAGTCGCATATGAAATAGTCCTTCCATTTTTAGTCGCCGTAATATGGTTTATACCCGCCTTTTTTTGATTACCAAATAAAAATACCAAACTACTAGCTAACCATATCGCTTCACCACCTTTACTCTTAATTTCCGGTTGACCAAAGGGGTTATCAGGTAAAAGAACCCAAGGTTGGTTCAAAAAAACTATTGTATTATAATACGGATAATCTTCTTTTTTAGATTTTGAAATTCTAGAATGAACCCCCATACCTACTTTATCTGCCAACACCCTTGCCGAGTGCATAGACCCACCTTTTCCCTCAAAAGTCATTTGACACGGAATACTACCAATTGAGTCCCATAGGAATAGTAAATTATACGGTACGTCACCTTTTTCTTGAGCATCTAAAACATTGTTGATAAAGTCAGTGGCCTGTTCAATAACATCAAAACTATCATTAAAGATGAAATGTCCATCCCACTCACCATTCTCATTCTGTTCTGCTTGTAAACCTAATTCAACCGCGTGAAACCAGGACCATTTTTTTTCCGTTATAATAAACACCGGTAAGTGACCCTTTTTTTGAGCATCAACCGCCGCCAATATCATTGCCGTTGATTTTGAAGTATTTGAATGTCCTAAGAACATATTAATACCCCCCATTACAGGTCCAGGTAAACCACAAGCATCCATAAATGCGTCACCACAATTATAAAAACTTTCGGGTTTGTATTTTGTTTTTGTTGAGAATTTCTCTTTTATATTTGAAAGAGAATTGTCTTTTTTCTTAATTGCCATGGTTAAATATATTTATTAAAATGGTTAATTGCGTCAAGTTTGTCTTTAGCGTTTGCTAATTTTTCAACAAATTTATCCATTTCTTCTAAATGTTGTGGGTGTTCACCAATACCAACCGGATTTGTAAAATAAATAAGTAATGTTGTTTCAGCCTCACTAATTTGAGCCTCATATTTTTTTACAAGTGATTCATACATCATTTGTGATATTTTTTGTTCTGTTTTCATAATTAAAATTAAAAATTTACATAAAAAAAAGCGTGGATTATAATTAATTTAATCCACGCTTACTTAATTAAAACGGCATTTCTGAATCTGGTTCTGAATCAGATTGTGGGTCTTTGTTTGTTGTTAAAGATTTTCCACCCATGGAAACAGTACTTTCTGTTGTATTACTATAAGCGTATTTTCCTGCTTCAGAATCCCAACGTGGAGTTTCACCTCTCGCAATTGATTCAAGATATTCAACAGGTTTTTTAGAATAAACATCATCCCAACCTAATTCATCGGTAATCCAACCACTAGAAATATCTTTACTTTTATGTAATGGAGTTGGGTCATCATGCATAATAGTTTGAATAACAGTATATGTCGCTCCTTTTGGAGTTTTTGCTTTTGCTAATTCAAGGATAATATCTCTACCATTTTCAGCGTCGGTAATATCACCTTTTGCTCTCCAAATAGGAATAATTTTATCTAAAACACCTTCATTTTTATAATTGTGTTTAAATCTCCAAAATTTAACTCCATCATCTTCATTATCACGGTCAATAAGTTTAACGATATAAAATTTGCGAGCTTTGTATTGTTTCGCTAATTCCTTATCAGACTCTTTACCAGTTGACATAAGTTCTTCATAAACTTCAGTTAAAGGAGAACGTTCGTTATCATTTTTTCCTGGGTCATAAAATTTTTGCCATTTACCATCTAATAAAATCTCATGAAACCAAACTTCTTTAAATGGTGAACTTCCATCATTTGTTGGTAAAATTCTTAATTTACGCTGACCTTGTTTTTCATTATCTTTTAAGATAGCCGCGAAATATTTTTTCATTCTTTCATCTTGTGACATTTTAAAAGTGGAAGATGAACCGCTTTGTTTTGAGGTCTCATACTGAGCCAAAACTGAATCTAATGTGCTTTTTGTAGACATGTGTATATATATTTAAATTGTTTCACATAAAATATAGGCAATAAAAAACGTTATGTCAATTACCATTTAAATTAAAAACGACCCTAAGGTCGTTTTATTATTAAATATTATTAGTTGGTTCGTTGTTTTGAAAGTTCCTAAAACTTTTTTTGATTTCACTTGGTTGATAATTTTCAACTTCGTCTTGAGTTAGAATATATTGGTCTTTCCCAGATTTTTCAAAATCTTCTTGTTTGTCTTCAAAAAAATCGCTAAGTTTTTGATTATATGGTCCAGAATCTAATGTTCTTAATTGTATTTTTTCTTCAGGGGATTTAATTCTATATTTTTCAATTTTTGCCTCTAAACTGTTAAGTTTATTAACAATAGTATCCATATCAGATAATTTACTTTCTAAGTTAGTTAACTGACTAAATAAATTTTGAAAATACTCTTCTTGTTTTTCTTCAACATTTTTTTGTGACTTAACTAAGTCTGTAATATCAAGTTCTTCTTTTTTATCTGAATCACCATCAAGTTTTTCAACATCTGGGTCGTTTTTAACATCCACAGGAACTGGGGGTGTTGAAGCATCACCAGTTGGTGGCGTTTCTGGAGCTGGTGGCAATAACGGTAATTCCTCACCTGTTGGAGCGGGAGCGTCCGGATTTGGGGGTAATGCCGCATCTTGCTCATTAATATAACTATTAATACTGTTATACCTTTTTAATTCTTCTAAAATTTTTTTATCTATTTTCATTTTGTTATCCGTTTAAAAGTTGTTTAACCCCTTGCAAAGTTTCAACTTGAATTTTTTTATTTTGTTTCATAGTGTTGTCAACTCTTTCAATTAAACCATCTTTCATTCTAATGGTATAACAATCGCCAGTGTCTAAATCACATACTTCTTTATACCCATTACCAGCATCTTTTTCAGTGGTACGAGCACTTTTACCTAAATAACTGTCTAAAATTAATTTTACATCCATAACTTTTTTATTATAAATATTACGATTTTTAAATTTTTGTTGTTTTAAATAAATTTATTGCAAGATTTATCTTTGTTTCCAGAACCTTTTTTTCATCAACACTAATTTTATTATAATTTTCCAAACCAATATCTTTACTAACATTTATATTAATAATCCAAAATTTTAAAACTTCTTCAGCTTTAAGTACTTTGTTATTTAAACTTAATTGATTCATTTT